GCTTTCCAGCGCACGCTGTCAGCGCGCAACAACGTCAAGATGTTTGTCAACCATGAGGACACCATGGTGCTGGCCTCCACTCGATCCGGCACGCTGCGTTTGATTGAGGATGACCGAGGACTGCGCACCGAGGCTGACCTGCCCATGAGTGTGTCTTATGCACGTGACCTTGCTGCATTGCTCCAAGCCCGCGTGGTGGACTCCATGAGTTTTGGCTTCCATGTGCCACGCGGTGGCGACGAGTGGAGCGATGACGGCCAGCGCCGCTACCTCAACGAGATTGCACTCAGAGAGGTCAGCGTGGTCACGGGCTTCCCGGCCTATGAGGCAAGCAGCGCAACTATTCGCAAGGCGCAGATCCTTGCCCAGCGCACAGCCACCGACGCCGACGCTTTGGCCGACGCACTCACCGCTCTTGAGAACGGTCAAGAACTCAACGACGACCAGGCTGACCTGCTCTCTGATGTCGTTGCGCGCCAGCGCGCCAAGACCGAACCAGTCGTTGATCCCACCGAGGTCATCGGCGTCTTGCGCGACAAGTTGGACCTGCTTGCGAAGGCGGTCTAGCCAAATCTAAAGCGGCACTTTAGAAGTGTCCGGGGGTGCATTGGTATGCCCCGCTGAGAAAGCCCTACAGGGAGCCAGCGGGTACGTCGGTTCGAGTCCGACCACCTCCACCACCACTAGCAGCGGAGCCGCGCTAGTGCGTACCGGCAGCGGAGCCGCGCCGGATCTGTCACCTGCGTAACCAACCCCTACCTGTAAAGGAGTCCAAAGTGGACTACATCAAGCACATGCAGGAGGAGCGGGCCAAGGCTTACGAGTCGGCCAAGGAAGTCCTTGACCGGGCGGCTTCTGAGTCCCGTTCCCTCGACGCAACCGAGCGCGAGTCTGTTGACCGCGCTTTCGCACACATGGACGAGTTGAAGGCCCGCATCGACGATGTGCGCGCCTTGGCTGAGCGTGAGGCTGAAGTTGCTGCGGCAACCGCAGACCACGTTGAAGCCCGCACCGTTTCGGCACCTGTTGCTGAGGTGCGCGACGACAACGAGCTGATCCGCTCGCTGTACCGCGGCGAACTGCGCTCTGTGAACTTTGAGAAGCGCGACGTCACCAAGTCCAGCACCGGCGCGCCGGTTCCGACTTCGTTCTACGACGAGGTCATTCTGCTCGCCCGCGAGGTCGGCCCCATGCTCCGCGTGGCCACCGTCCTCAACACCTCCAGCGGTGAAACCCTGCAGATCCCGTCGTTGTCGGCGTACAGCACCGGCACGATCACGACTGAGGGCAACACCATTGGTGAGTCTGACCCGACCATGAACTCCTTTGTGGAGTTGGGCGCCTACAAGTATTCGTTCCTTACCCAGGTTTCGACCGAACTGCTTGAGGACGCAGGCGTGGACATCACCGGCTTCATCTCGGCCAACGTCGGCAACGCTCTGGGTTACGCGGTCAACTCCGCGCTCACCACGGGCGACGGCTCCAGCAAGCCCAAGGGCGTTGTTGCTGCGGCTGGTTCCGGCGTCACGGGCGGCACGGGTCTGAGTGGATCTTTCACCTACGAAAACCTGATCGACCTGATCTACGCCACCGACGCAGCTGCACGCGCTCTGCCCGGTTTCGCTGTGATGGGTAGCACCTCGGCAATCGTCAAGATGCGCACCCTTCAGGACGGCGCTGGCAACTACGTGTTCAGCCCCTCGCTGGACGCTGCAACCGCTGACCGTGTCCTCGGTTACCCGTTGATCGAGAACCCGGCCATGGCTGCCGTTGCAACTGGCGGTGCAAAGTCTGTGATCGCAGGCCACATGCCGTCGTACTACGTTCGCCAGGTCGGCGGTATTCGTCTGGATCGTTCGGATGACTACGCCTTCGCTGATGGTCTCGTGACCTTCCGGGCGACCTTCCGCGTGGACGGCGACTTGCCGCAGTCCTCGCACATCAAGTATTTCGCTGGCGGCGCTTCCTAAGCCACGGCGAAATAAACGTGGAGGGGTCGCGGGCGCGCAGGACTGCGGCCCCTCCACACACCCTGCGCACACAAAGGACAGCCAATGGCGAAGTCTGGAAACCCTGCGAAGCGGGCAGGTACGCCTGCCACAACTAACCCCAAAGCAATCTTGTGGAGCAGCAACAGCCCACATGCTGCTACGGGGTACGGCCAGCAAACTGAGCAAGTTGTCAGCCGCCTGCACGCCGCTGGGCACAAGGTTGCGATTGCCAGCAACTACGGCCTAGAGGGAACCATCAGCGAGTGGCGCGGCATCAAGCACTTCCCGCGTGGCTTTGACCTTTACAGCAACGACGTTGTGCCAGCGCACATGATGGCCTGGGCGCACGAAAACCCTGGGTTAGATCCGCTAGTCATCACGCTGTTTGACGTCTGGGTCTACAAGGGCCAGCAATGGGATCTGCTGGACAAGGTTGCCTCATGGGTGCCCATCGACCACACACCCACGCCACCTGACGTTGTGGCCTGGTGTCAGCGCCCCAACGTCACGCCCATTGCCATGTCCAAGTTTGGCAAGGCGATGCTGGAGCGCGAGGGCATAGAAGCCTTGTACGCGCCGCACGCTATTGACACCTCAATCTTCAAGCCCACCGAAAAGTTCACCGCAGGCGACAAGCGCATGACGGGCCGAGAGTTCATGGAAGTCCCGAGCGACGCCTGGGTTATTGGCGTGAACAGCGCCAACAAGGGTGGCCGGCAGGGGCACAACCGCAAGGCGTTCCCTGAGATGTTTCTGGCGTTTGGGATGTGGGCCAAGAAGCGCCCCGACGCTGTGCTGTACGTCCACACCGAGGACCGAGGCGCTATGGGTGGCATCAACCTGCGCGAACTAGCGCAAGCCTGTGGGATACGTGAGCAGCAGATAAAGTTTGTGGACCAGTACGCCTACCGCAGCGGGATACCCAAGGAAGTCCTTGCAGCGATCTACAGCAGCATGGACACCTTCTTACAGCCCTCGCTGGGCGAGGGGTTCGGCATCCCAGCCATTGAAGCCCAGGCGTGCGGCGTGCCTGTCATTCTCAACAACGCCACCGCGCAGACAGAGTTGTGCGGCGACGGCTGGCTGACCGATAACCAGCCGGTCTGGGACGATGCACAGAAGTCCTGGTGGCACACCCCCGCTGTGCCGTCCATCATTGAGGCACTAGAGGTCGCTTACCAGCGCGGCCCAGGCGTGAGTGCTGAAGCGGTCAAGTTCGCTAAGGACTACGACGCTGACAAAGTTTTTGCTGAGTATTGGGTGCCCATCATGGAGCGCCTGTGATACCGGCAATGATCGTGCCGGTGCTGACCGCACCGCACTTGCTTTACCGCATGGTGGACAGCATTGACTTCCCGGTGCAACACCTAGTTGTCATAGACAACGGGCGGTGCGTTGACCCGTCAATGCTGCGCAGCTGGTCGGACACCATTGAACGGCTGAGCCTGTTGCCCATGCCTGCCAACATGGGCGTGGCTGGATCATGGAACCTCGGCATCAAGGTCACACCGTTTGCGCCGTGGTGGCTTATTGCCAACTTTGACATTGTCTGGCAGCCCGGCAGCCTGTCGCGGTGGGCAGCGTCCGATAGGCGCGCTAGCCTGTGCTTATCTGGCGGTAGTCCACCGTGGTGCGCTTTCAGCGTAGGTGAGCAGGTTGTCAGCCGCGTTGGTTTGTTTGATGAAGGACTGCACCCGGCTTATTTTGAGGACAACGACTACCAGCGGCGGGTTGAACATGCCGGCCTGGCAGTTGAGCAGACCGGCATTGCCGTGCATCACGACAACTCCAGCACGCTGGCGCACGGTTATCGAGACCGCAACAACGCAACCTATTCTGATAATCAGCGCTATTACAGCCGCAAAGCCTCCATGGAGGACTACGGCCCAGGCGACTGGTCGCTAGCCACAAGGCGGCGAAACTCATGGGATTGAGGTTGTATCGGCAAAGCCATGCCGGTCAGACCGCTTGGGTTATTGGTTCGGGAGCAAGTCTCAACCACATTGACCCCACCTTCTTTGCAGACAAGTGGTGCATGTGTGTCAACTACGCCGGCACGACGTTGGACCTGCCGCGCTTCTATTCCGTCAGTCATCACCACAGCGATGCTGACGCCATAGCGCGTATGCGCCCTGACCTAGTGGTGTTTACCACTGAGGTTGAGCAGCTGCCTCAAAGTGATCGCAGCGCGCATCCTGCTACTGAGACCAACGTGGTCAAAGTTGCAACAACCGAGCAGAAATACAGCGCATGGAACCCATGGGCCGATTGGCCAACTGAGCCAGATGTGCTGACCGTTGGCCCATCAAGCATCCACCTAACCATGCACTTAGCGGCTTACATGGGTGCAGCGCACATTGTTCTTGTGGGTGCTGACTGTGGGGAGTTTGACGATGAAGCACGGGTCACCAACTATGAACACCCTGACGGCCTCCTGCACTACGGAATTTGGACCTCAGCGCTTGAAGCCATGGCGGGCAAACTTCGTAGCCTTGGCGTCAGCGTGCACAGCCTCAACCCGTGGGTTACTGCACGCCTTGAGGGACACCGCTACAGGACTGACGGCCTTGTCATCAACTGATGACGCCATATTCATGGCCGTTGAGCGGGCCGTAGACAACCTGCACCGACGCGGGGAAGCAACCCCAGAAAACATCAAAGCCGCCGTTGCCGAGGTGTTCGATCTTTACAAGGAGACACCATGACGCTGTACGCCAGCACCGCAGAGATCAAGGCCGCGCTGCGCGTCACCGATAGCGTGGACGATTCGCTGATCTCCATGGCGGGGTCGGCTGCCTCGTCGCTCATTGACGGCTACTGCGGGCGCACTTTCGGCACGGTGTCCGAGGTTCGCTACTTCGCG